TGAGTTCATTCCTTTGGTCTTCGTCCAGGTACAGTCCATTAATCTGGTCCTGCATGCTCTCGGCCACGTCTCCGGCATCGTTCTCGGCTTGGATCACGAGCGTGCGCATCTTCATGCCATCGTTAGTCTTGATGCCGAAGAAGTCCTGACCAAGCGTCCAGTTGATGGCGGCCTGCATCATCAGGGCCGACTTGCCGGTGCCAGCCTGTCCGGCCATGACCAGCGAGCCGCCTTTGCAGAGCCAGCGATTGCCTAGCACGTTGGTCGGGTCGGCTTGGCGGTCGAACTTCATCAGCTCATCGATGGGCATGCGCTGCGCACTCTGGCGGACTGTCAGGCTCTTGCGCTTATCGGACAGGTTGGCATAATGCTCGATGAGGGCATCAGGATTAGTGGCCTTTGATGCAATTAAGGAAGCCTCGCGCATGAACGCAGCGTCGGCAATCATGTCGATATGCTCCTGACGCAGTTCGCCGAAACCAGCGTAAGCCGTCAGGTCATTGATGAAAGCATGGTCGGCCAGAGAGCCAGCTGAGTGAAGATAAGCTGGCACGGTTACCTCGTCAGCGGCCTTACCGTCGGCCTGCAGATAAAGGATGGCCGCGGCTACGTCCTGATGCTTCGGCTCGAAGAAATCCGAAGGCTTCAGGTTTACCGGGAAGGGAAGGTTTTCACGGATCAGGACGCCGAGGAGGTGGCGTTCCGCCGGAATATTGTTCGGAGGAGTCATGGAAGAGAGGGGTTGGGGTTTGTGGGCGTGGGTGCCCGTGGTCAAGATGCTTTGCGTAGGATGCGGTCGAGATCGGCCTTGCGGTAGTAAGGGACGCTCCGCGGGTTGCGGAGGATGCGGACAGGGATTGAGGTGCCGTCGATGCGGTATTGCACGCCGCGGACGGTGCGCCGGTGCTTGTGGGCATACTCGGAGAGCGTGACCCATCCCTTGGGGGCCTTAAACTTCTCGAGGGCTTCAGCTGCGGCCTTGGCGGCGGCCCAAGACTTGAACCTGGGCGAGAGGCGATAGATGAAGCGACCTCGTCGGATGGTCTTCTGCTCGGCGTAGCCTGCCTTGACGATGCGGGCAAGCGGCAGAGAGACACCGGCCCGGGTCGTATAGCCTAGGAGGCGGACGACCTCCGTGGTCTTGTGCCAGCCTTCGGGTGTGTCGTCGGCGTTGATCGCGGCAACGAGGGCGTGGGCGTCGAAGCGCTTCATCGGGCCTTCGGAGTGAAGACCTTGAGGTCAGTTGTCCAGACCCAGCGTGAGCCGACGCGGTGAACGAGCCAGACCTTCCAGTCCTTGCCGTCGACCCAGCCAGCCGCGAAGCCTGAGCCCCAGCGGGAAGTCGCTAGGCGGTGTGAAGCGTAGGCCATGGCGTCCTTCTGGCAGAGACAGCCGGCGGAGAAAGCGGCGCCGCCTTCGGCCTTAGTGAGGTTGACCTGGGCAAGCGTGTGGGTGTGTCCGTGGATCAGGGCACCGCCACGGTCGGCGTAGTGCTTACCCTGCTCGGCGGTGGCGTTCAGGCCGTGGGCGTAGCCGTGGATAAAGGCGACCTGACCGAGACGGTAGACGCCCTTCTCGGCGTGGTAAGGCAGGATGGTCTTGGTTCCGCAGCTCTTCGCGGCGGTCTTGATGCGGGCCTCCAGGTCGGCGCAGTAGTCACGCACCAGGGCGGAGCCGGAGGTGTTCTGGAGGGCTTGGGCGCGGTGCTCGTGATTGCCCATCAGGTAGACGGTGGGCTTCGTGCGCTCAAGGAAGGCTTCACCGGCCTCGATGTCGGAGATGAGGGACTCGGCGCCTTCGGCATCCTGCCCGGCCCCACGGCGCAGGGATCGGAAGTCGAAGCAGTCGCCGAGGTGGACGCGCACGGTCGGCTTGTAGTCCTTGATGAACTCGACCAGGGCCTCGACGGCGTTCTCGTCGGCCATGTCGCCGTGGTTATCACCGAAGGCGACGAAGCGGGTAGGGGTGCTCATTAGCGGACGTTGATGTAAGGGATGGGCTTGCCGGCGTCGAAGGCCGCCAGCATCTCGTCACGGCGCTTGCGGGCGGTCTCAAGGTCGCTGGCGATGTTCTCGACGATGTCCTTGCCGCGGCGACGCAGGCGGAACCAATAGCAGTCACCGAGTTTCTGGAGGTGGTGGTTCGGGTTCTCGGCCTTGATGTAGGCGGGCTTGTCGTTACGCCCGGTGCGGGTATACTTCGGGCAAGCCAGCAGGAAGGCCACGCGGTCGGGGGACAGGCCGACCTTGTTCGCCCAGCGCAGCGTGTCGGTGTTCAGAGTTTCCATGAGCGGGCGAGGTTGCGGCCTTCGGTCATGATCGCGTTACGCGAGGACGGCCTGAAGATATACTCCTGGTCGAACAGGTGAGAGGCGCGTATCTCGGCGATGCTGTCGAGCTCTTCGTCGTTGGCCGGGCCGACCCCAGCGGTGGCGACGTAGATGGTGCGGACCTTCCAGCCTTTCTCCCAGAGGATGTCCTGGCAGACGCGCAGCTCGTTGACGTAGCGCCAATCGGAGCAGACGACCGTCTCGGGGGAGGGTTGGTCGTGGTGCTTCATGACCGGGCACCAGTTGGCGAAGTGGCGGGCGAAGACGTCCCGATCCATGCGCCGTGCGAACTTGCCCGCGTGGACGAGGAAGTCGCGGTTATCCACCTTGAAGTCCTCCTTGAAGAAGTCCCCATCAAGGCCGAGGTAATCCATGTAGTGGTTCGCGGCCTCCTTGAGGGCGTCAGCGAAGTTGATGTGCTCGGCGGGCCGCTGAGACCACTCGAGGATGCCGGAGGCGAGCGTGTCCTTGCCCGCCCTGGCGTAGCCTGCGATCAGGACGAGCGTCGGGGCGGACATCGGCGTGGGTGCTTCGGTCACGGGATTAGAAGGGAACGCCTTCGGGCGGCAGCGGCTCTTCGGGGGCGGTCGGCTTTTGAGAGCCGCGGGGATACGTCATCTTGTACTTATACTGAGGCTTGCCCTGCCACTCGCCGTTGGCTTCGACCTCGACGCCGACGAGGATGGTCTGGCCGCAGGCGGGGGCGATGTACTCCAGGAACTCGGCGGGGGTCGCGTCCAGCCTGATCTCGTTCGTGTACTTGCCGGAGAACTTGCCGACAAGCATGGCGAGGGCTTTGCCGTACTTGGACGAGAATGACTTGGTCAGGCAGAAGCCCTTGTCATCGACGAAGAAGAGGCGGCAGGAGGACGTGCCGTCTTCCCAGACCTTGACCTTGTCGGTGCCCTTGGGGCGGATGAGCTTGAGGCGGTAGGTGCCGTTCGTGCTGATGGACGTGAGCGGGGGGCGGTCGTTGTTATCGGTGGTCATGGTATTATTTGGAGACGATGTAAGCAAGGATCAGAGCGCAGCCGGTGAGGAACCAGAAGAACAGGGATGCCGCAAAGGTTTTCGTCAGGTCGTCTTTCTTGTGTTCTGGCATTTCGTCAAAGCCCTCCTTCTTGGGATTGCTGTGGAAAGCCCAGAACAGGCGACCAGCGATGACTGCGAAAATGCAGGCCGTGAATAGGAAGAACCCGGTGAGGATGTTCTGAATCATATTAGGCGAAGTTGATGTTAGTCGCGGCGCTGGGCTTGGCGGCGATGTCGATGGTGGTGATCTCGGTCTGATAGCCGGGCCAGTTGCCCGAGGCGGTGCATTCCTTATACAGGGTCAGCGCGCGCTCGAAGTCGAAGGCGGCGTTGGTCATCAGTTCCGGCCCTAGCTCGTAGACCGCGTGGGCGTAGGGCGGCTCCTTCTCGACGGCGATGAAGCGGAAGCCAAGGACGCGGCACTTGTAGGCTGACTCGACGGCGTGCCGGTAGAAGTAAGCCTGGAGGGCGTACTTGTATTTACGGACGGACTGAAGGAAGCCGTGCGGGCTGGCGTCTTCGCAGGTCTTCAGATCGTAGATGTAGCCGTCGTCAGAGATGCCGTCGATGGCGCACTTGACCAGGGTATCGCCGAGGAAGGCGGTGAACATGACCTCGGTCTTCGTCAGGACGATGCCATTGTTCTTCATGCAGGCCGCAGCAGAGTTGGCCACGGCATCGACAAGGGCGCCCTCTTCGGCGGTCAGGATGGCCTTGCCTTCGTTGGCGGTGACGAACTCGGCCCACTCGGCCTTGCCTTCCTTCGTGCGCTTGTCCACGTCCGGGGCGATGGCGTGCGTGGCGTTGTAAGCGTCCAGCCCTTCGAGGGCGAGCTTGTGGAC